CCTCCCCCATTTTATGGCTATCGGTGCCTTATGTTTCCAATTGTTGGAGCAGTTCTTGCACGTGATCGCGGCCATCACTTGCAAAAACCACGTTATTCATTTCTTTAAAGGAAACAACTTGAGTGAAGCGTTCTGAAAATTCCAACCATTCTACTGGAACAATGTTATATAGGATTGGTATGTTAATCGGTGATAAATCTTGTTTATTGTCAAGATATTTCTCAATTTTTAACTGTGTTGATATATCCACTCCAAATACTTCATTGACCATACATCTTGTTCTCCACCCCGGTGATCTCTCAACTATTTTATTTTCATCTCTATATGCTGCTAATAGTTGCTCACGTTCCCACATATTAATATGACCATTGTTTAGGTACTTTCGAATGGCATCACCACGGACGAACCGTGTGACACGCAAACCATAATGCGCAAGGGAACTAATTATTGGACAACCAGGGTACTGATGAGCAAGCGAGAGTGCTTTACATCTGAGAAGGACAGCCTTCTTATAATTATTGCACCGCGCATACTTAGCATTACCCCAGCCAAAGTCCACAAGGACGCCCAAAGGCTCCGTTACATTTATGAGTTCTTCTGAATCAAATATGATACCACAGAATGACGCCCGTTCAAGACAATCGTGTGCTTGAATCTTAATAGTTAAACCCAATTTGGAAAACATTTCCTTGGTTAGTCTAACAATCGTTTTGAACAGGCCGTCATCCCCTTCGACCACAATCTTCAGATCAGGGTCACCGTTTTTTGCAGCTATGAATTTGGCAAACATCAAATTGGAGAATCCGTTCCCTAAGGAAGTACACATTTCACCACTCATTCGACATGCGTCAATGATCATCCTAAACCACTTGAATATAATGTTTTGATCTCCGGTCATGGCTTTTAAATGCCTAACAAATTTTTTAAAACCGGGTAAATATTGAGTCATATATTTATATAATCGCATCTCGCAGTTCTCCATCATTCGTTTCTTGAACTGGGATTCGTATGCCGTGTAATCCGTAGAATACACGACACCGTCTCCGTTCAAGAACTTCTTGATGTAGGCCGGACGATCTGCAACCGGCACATGTTTGATAAAATATGGCAATTTATAAACTTCTTCCTCTATGAGCTTAAAAAACGGCCCAACAAAACACTTAAATTCATCTGTTCTAGAATAAATCCCACGCGCATGTTTATAAGTAGGATAATTTTCATCTTTATTGAACGCCTTTACGCGCACATGTTTGCTATCAAATTCATTCATTACCTTTAAATATTTCTCCCTCAACTCCTTCTTCCGCCAATCAGGATAAGGGGCTTTTTCGAGCCACGTTTCTACCGTGTGATCTGCAGTCGCCGGTAATGGTGTTAAATTCGTCTGCAGAAAATTGTCAACGTATTCTCCAAATTCTTTCATTAATTTCTCTTCTGGGTCAGGGTGTACAGAGGCCATCCTCTTGAACACGCCCGCCATGGTCGTTGCAGTATCTTGTAGATTCGGTCGTGGTTGCGCTATACCTGGAACGTGACACCCCAAACTAACGGCAACTGGTGATTGCGTGTTGGGTGATCTACGTACATCTGATATCTTTAATGAAGATCTCGGTTTCGAGACCTGTGGCAATGCCACCGACCAAATACTATAACCATACTGCACAAGAGCATGACGGGCTACAGAAAACCCTGCTTACTATGGTAGAACTTTTGATTGTTCCACCAAAGCAAGCAAAGCATTGTTGTGCCATTGAATATGTCCTTCACTATATTCCCTGCCTTGTTTATGTTAACGTCAACTTTACTTCTAAAGCGACCAGCGACGCGTGCCCGAAATAATTCATCGTCCTGGTCCGTTGTATATATATCTGAGTGGGCCGTTTCAAAAAATAGTCCGAGGGAAGATACATAATTATGGTCATGAGCCAGACCACCTGAAAACTTCGAAAGAAGCTTTGAAGTTATCCAGCCCATACCATTATGTCGTACCTCGCAAACCTTGTGTGATTTAACATTATATCCAGCCCTCCACTCTGGTGTTTTAATTTTGATGTGAGCGACCTCAGTCGTTCGAACATCATCTCTAAGATTAATAGTTGGATCAAAGGATGTAAAGGAGAGCTCATGCTCCCAGTAGTATTTTCGTTGGACCGTGGGAAGACTACCAACAAACCAACACCATGTGGCATTGATTAGGGTACTTCCAGACAGTAACCAATCCCAGTCCCAATTCACTGGTCCTAATATATTAACAGTATACGGCGCAATATCGACATCCACATAGAACACACCCCAGCAACCTAATGCCACTGATGTGATTAATGTGGGTATGCCAACATCGAACCATGTTAGGCTTTCCCAGTAAAAATAAAATGTAAGGAACTGCATGAACCACAAACAACCAAAGAACTCCAATTTCATCGACATTCGTATCACGTCCAGATAGATACAGGGTAAATGCACAAGTGTGCCACCATATACCTTAGCTGCAAACATAACACAACAACCGCGGAACACACGGAGCGAAAATTTTGAAAACAAGAATCTAAAAAGCTTAAATATAAGCCAGGCACCCCAAATCAATGGGACACCACCAAAAATCAGCGCAATCGCTGCAACCGGTACGGAAGCAGCAAACAGCACCAATAGGGCAATTAAAAATAAGGCGAAACGAATGCCCTGCTCGTTTTCACCCTTGATATCTTGTTTTAAAATAATCCGCCCCTTTCCGACATCGACATCACCGAAGTGCTCGTGCCATAAGGGTCCAATAGTTTCGAGAATATTTTCAACTCTCGACTCCTCTTTCTCCAACTCTCTCTCCTCTTTTGATTTTCCATCATCCTCAAGCCTAGCCTCTTTCTTGGCATCTCGTACGCCTGAAAGTTCTTCTGTGATTCTGCTAAGCTCGGCCGACAAAAGGTTCTCGCTTTTATTATTACCTTTTGTCCATCGCCCCCCGTTTGAATAACACTGTCTCTCTTTATGACCTCTCTTTCCACATGATCTACAAATTCCGCTAAAGCCATGGATGGACCCACCATTTCTGGTGTCGTCGACCATTTTTCCCCTAAATTTTGGCTGAAAGGCATTCTCTGATCTGGCGTATCCGCTATTGTTATTAGCTGTGTTCGTCGTTTCAGGCTGTGCCTCTGCGTTTGATTGTATATGGACATTTGACATGGTTGCTAAAAAGGGTATTGTACGTGGACTGCTCAATTATTTACTTGGTAGAGTTTCCCAAGGTGATGCGCCCCACTCTACGCACACCACACGTGATGCACTACAGCACCCCCGTCATCGTGGTTATCCTCAAGACAATGTGGT